ATTAAAAAATCTACCAAATGAAACTGGTAAAAACGCTAGAGTTTGCATAAGGGCGTTAGACGCAATCTGTAATGAGGGCGAGATCGATCAAGGTATCAATATAGATAACGACATCTTATTGAAAATCGATACTACCAATAATCCAAATATATTTGGTACAGATTCGTATATTGATAATAAAATCTTAGCTTGTGCTTATGCTATTAGCACCAAGGACGATCAAAGAAAAACCGTTCTTGTAAGCCAAGATATCAATTTACGCATTAGAGCTAAAGCGTTCAAAATTAAATCCGAAGACTACAAGAAGGACAAACTCCCAGTCCAAGATATGTACGCCGGATACCAAGTCATTGAAAGTGATGAAATTGGTGATTTGCTATACGAAAAAGAGCAAATTGATGATTACAGAAAATACGATGAGTTGCATTCATTGCTTCCAAATGAATGTGTTCACTTCGTCAGCCCAACTGGCGATGGTTTGTCCATCGGTCGTAGAGTCGGAGATAAAGTTAAAATAATCTCTGACAAAACTCCATGGGGATTGGATTTAAGAAACAAAGAGCAAGCTTTTGCTGTAGATTTGTTAGCCGATCCACGAATTTCATTGGTAACTTTGATTGGTAAAGCTGGTACTGGAAAGACTCTAGCTGCGGTAGCGGCAGGATTGGAAATGGTACTGGAAAAGAAGTTATTCAATAAATTAATAATTTACAGACCAATCCAGCCAGTAGGTAATGACATCGGATATCTTCCAGGAACCATGGAAGAGAAACTAGCTCCATGGATGTCTGCTATCTCCGATAGCTTTGAATTTTTGTTCGAAGCTAAGAGTGGCAACAAATGGAAGACTATGTTCGATATGTACGTAGAAAAAGGTAAAATCCAAATGGAAGCCATTACCTACGTCAGAGGTCGTAGCATTCCAAATGCATTCATCATTGTTGATGAAGCTCAAAACCTAAGCAAAGAAGAAGTTAAAACTATCTTGACCAGAGCAAGTTCCGGTACCAAAATAGTTTTGACAGGAGATATCGAACAGATTGATAATTCTATTCTAGATGCTACCAATAATGGTTTGAGCTATGTAGTGGAAAAATTCAAAGACTCCGACTTAGCTGGACATATTACATTCACCAAGGGCGAGCGTAGTGCTTTGGCTTCCAAAGCTGCCGAGATCCTATAATCCACTTGTCGAGTTAGACAAACGATCCGCATAGTAGTTATTACTATGCGGATTTATTTTATAGGTAGCCACAGTACTGGCAAAACAACACTAGCGCGTTACACTTCCAACCTTAAAAAACTACCTCTTTTAACTGAAGTAGCACGTACAATCTTAGCTGAAAAAGAACTACACGTAGATTCTTTACGGGCTGATTTAAACGTAGTTAATGATTATCAAAAAGAAGTCTTTTTAAGACAGTTAGCGGAAGAAAAGAAATATCCAAGCTTCGTTTCTGATAGAAGTTTTGATTGTTTAGCTTATACAGCGCAACATTCTACTATCCTTAATGAAGTTCTTAAAACAAAAGAGTTGACAGATTATGTCAACTCCTTAAAAGATCCTAATGTTAAACTCTTTTTTGTACGACCATCTAAAGCAACATTAAAAAATGATGGCGTCAGAGAGCATATCGTTTGGGATAATATCGTAGCCATTGATGCCATGATTAAGTTTATGGTAGAGATGTGGAAAATACCATGTATTCAAGTTAGCACCGACTCTATGCAAGAACGGGTTCGGCTAATTGAATCAATTATCTCTTGAGCGGATTGAATCTTGGTAGAAAACCAGTGACAGCCGGGATCGGTCTACGTTTCTGAGGATCGGTATTCATTTGATTTGGATTAGTAATATCAAATCCGCCGGAAATGTCATATTTGTAAGCAAGATAAGCATTCAATAAGGCCATGAAACCGTCGTTCGGAGTTGAGCCTTTAACATAACGAATGCCTGTTTCTCCAGACCTGTCAATGGTTGGTTTGATTTCCATACTACAACAATGTTGTATCAACCAGCCAACTTTCTCAAAATCACCGTAAGGAAATCTAATTCTTCCTTCCTTCATCAATCCGTATAATTCGGCGATGTAGTAATCTTTTTCGAACACAATAGTGCTTGGGAAAAAGTCATTTTTGTACTTTGTGTGACCATTTACTCTGGTAGCAGATTGGCTGGCTAGGAATCTCTCTCCATATTCTTTCTGTAAGATTTCAGTCAAATCGTTGGCGTATCCAATATCTCCTACGGCCAGGGTAACACTGTATTGACGGAACATCTGTTCTACAATACCTTTTTTACTTTCTAAATCATTTCGCTTTAAACGAGTAGCAAACTCGATATTTAAGATATGCGGCCCATCAGGCACTAAAATGACGGCACAGCTATAAGACTGACCTTGTTGACGTTTATCAGAATCACCAACCGTTAATTGATCGATATCGGCTTTAAGACCCCAGTCGCATCCTAGGTAAACTTTCTTCTTGTCAGCTATAGAGATATTTGGTTTAAACTTTCTCTTTCTATCTGGAGTGTCCTTGTGAAGCGCATCAATCTCTTCTGGAGTAATAGGTGCTGCATCTCCCGCGAAGAATTCACCTAAAATTTCGTTCTGATAAGCTCTTTCTGTATTGATTGGGTGGTTTTCTGGTTTTTCACCAATGATCTTCTGCCTAGAGAATTCGGGCATGTATAACTGGTTGATGTGATACCCAACGAACTTCCAACCATTTGGATTGTCTCGTTCATGATACTCGCCGCTCTTATTGTATGGAACCCATTTTCCATGTTCGGCGGCTTCTCTTTTGTCTTGTTGGTGTCCACAATGAGTACATTTAACAACGAATCCGTGTCTTGGATCATCTTTATAATAGTTATCGTCAACCCAAATCTCTTCCCAGTCATTGGTTCCAGGAGTGTATAATGGGAAATATTCATTACATTTCTCACAGCCAAGATGATAATATTGTTGAGATGAATTATTCCAAATTTTCCAATACTCAGTACCACGTTGTTTTGGAGTGCCGAAATAAACCTGGACTCCTTCACCGATCTTTCCATACTGTGATTTGGATAAAATCTTAATGGCGTTACCTAACGCCATACCGCGCATATCCTGAACTTCATCAAAGAACATGGCGTCAACAGTACGAGAACGAAGTCTGTCTGCGGTCAATCCGGTTGATTCAATGAAGATATGATTGCCGCCTTCAAATTGCTTGAATTGCAACGAATCATTGGTAGCAGTAGAAGTGTCTAGCTTGCTTTCAATAAAAGATTGTCTTTTACCTCTTTTGGTAGAATTTGGCGCATCTACAGAGGATGAAATCATAGTGTTGAGTTTGGTTTTGCTGTAAGCAAAAGCCAGCTCTAACTGAGGGAAACAATGCATGATGCGGATTGGGGCACGTCCAGCGTTTCCGAACAATCCGCATGTCATAAAATATAATTCTAAGGCGGCAGCCATTGTGGTGGCTCCAACCTGACGACCTTTCACCAGAACAATTGGCTTGGCGTTCTTTTCAACTGCCACAATTCCAATGTAGCGATAGATATCGGCGAAAGGCTTGTAGCCGTTTCCATTCAATCTAAACGGTTTGCCATCTAAAGTTAGATATTTTTCACAAAATGCTACTGGGTCTAAACACAGTAAGCTGTCCTTGATTTGATCAAATAAAGGTATTACAGTAGTTGCTAAATATTGTCCATTCATAATTACTCGGGGTTAATTTTGATTAACCGGGAGTAATCCTCTGAAGAAATCTGAATTTGAACCATCATCGTCGTCCATATCCTTGACGCCTACTCCGCGGCCTAAGTTGACATTATTCATATCAGACTCAGGATTTTTTTGTCTTTCATCAATAATTGCTTGACTAATTAGCTTAGCAACCTCATCGTTGTTGACATCTTGTGGTTGGAGTCCCTCATTCCTAAAAGTAGATAAAATCTCTTCTTGAATGGCTGGCAATGGCACCAAACCTCTGTGAGTTTCAATACGATTCTTGATGAAATTGATTATGTTATCTCTAACTCTCGGATCTAAGTTTTGGAATGCTTGAACATTCGCAGTCTTCTTAGCCGAATCTTGTGGTGAAGATTGTCTCTTCAAATACTCCTTCAATCCAGTTCTTTCTTGGTAATCCTGCACAGCAGTTTCTACGCTTGAATGTCTTGGATTTCCACCAACAATGGCTGAAATTTGATCAGCGATAGATTGGTAATTGCGTAATCTAGCTACTTCAACAGCAGACTTTGGTTCTTGCTTGGATTCCTTTTTTTCGAAATCTTGAGCAAAGCGATCCAACCAGTCGATTTTATCGCCCGGGTCAGTCTCATAGTAATCACTACGTGTAATTTTAAAGCCGCCTCTACTCATGGTTTTCCTAATTAGGCTGGATAGTTAGCTGCCCAGTTAACGTTATCGGTAGAAGTGTAGTCAATTGGCTTATCCAATGGCATACCTAAATCTCTTCTAAGTGGGTAATTCATGTCAGAAAGCAATTGAATAAGCTCAAGTTTTTCACGCTTAGTCAATTCATATTCTTTAGCTAGCTTAGTATAAATATCTTCGATATCATGTCCGGCACTTACCATACCGTTGATGCAAGAACGAGCCAAAGAAGAAATCAACAAAGGAACTGTAATCGTTACTCCGTAAACACGTGGCTGACCTGCTTCTTTAACGAAACCTTGCTCATCGTATTCCGCCGCCTTCTTCTTTTTCTTTCCAGGACGCTTAGAAGCTTCGATTTTTTCTATTCTGTCTTGTAAGCTCTCAATACCATCTTCAATCGAATCTCTTGCCTTTTCTAACAAATCGATATTTAGCTCTCCCCTCAAATCAGAACGAGCTGCTTTTGAACATTCTCTCTTTAGATACTCTAAATGAGCAATAGCTCTTTCGCATCCAACTACATCTCTTCCGGTGTGTCGAGGGATATTGTTCATCATGTTATGAAGCCAGGTCATAAAAGAGGCAACAGTCCAACGTCTAGGATCATCAGATACCTCTACCTCTTTTGGTTCTTCTACAATGATCTCGGCTGGTTCATCAATATCATCTTGATCATCTCCGCCTGGGACTTTTGGTAAAGTAAAAGAAAATTCTTCTTGAGCAGTTCCGCCATCCGCAACCTCAATAGTAATTTCACCATTGACGTTTCCGCCAGCTTCCATTAGTTCCTCTTCTTTAGAGGTTTCAGGCTCAAGATCAAGATCTAGGCGTAAATCGCCCACATCTTGCTGCAAAAGATGAGGTAGTGCTTCTGGGCTAACCCTGACTCCATCTAAGTTTAAAGATTGTGATTGCTTGACAAGACTCATGTTTTTAATCCTTTAGAATATTCTATTATATTCTGATTTATTAGCTGATCTTGCGGTTCAGCTAACTCCTCAGCATCTTTAACTATATCTCTTTTTCGTTCTGACGCGATACTTTCAACTGAGTACATACCATAATACATCCCACGGTCTATGCTGTTATCAGAAAAATACCCCAACGGGTAACTGTATAATCCATCTATACCGACACCAGAAAAATTTTTATAATACCACGGAGAGCCTTCCAAAGCTGTTCCAGCTTCTCCGGCCGTACTGGTTTGCCAACTACAATCTACCCCATGTTTTTCGGAAATTATCTTGGCGGCGTACTTGCATTGACCATTACCTTTCCAGCGTAGAACGTGGTTATTGGCGTCAGAAATGGCTTTCTTTTCTTCTGGAGTAGTTTCTGGCCCCATTACATCTAACGAAGCCATGTTATCGATAGCTTCGCCGGCATGTTGACATCCAAAAGGAATAGATAGCCCAAAAGGACAAGGGTCTACCTCATCTTTTCTGATTACAGCTAATTTGACTATCTTTTTTGCACTCATGTTATTTGATTGAATCAATTATCACTGCCAGAGCTTCAACACGCTTCTTACGGTTGCGTTTCCTGGCTTTGTTAAGAAAATCCTTGACGCTTTTGTACTTACTCATATCGCCATGATACAGCCCAGTTCCGGGTCCAACTCCACCGCCATCCTCTGGACCACCATAATCGTAATTACGAAAAATCGGATTTGGGTACGGGCGCGTATCCTTGTCAACACGCTCTTTATCACTCTTTTTGGTCATTACAGCCTCTTTATATTACCAATCATATATGGGGTTAAACTTTTCATAGGTGGAACATATGGCCAAAGTTTCATTTCATCCAACAAAGCTACCGTTCTTTCTTTGTTATAAGAAATGGCTTTGGCTAGTTTTTTGGCCAAGTATTGAGGTCTTGCGTTAGCTATACTGGCGGGATTTTCTTTAATCCAATCAGCCACTTCTTGGTCTACCTTGAAACCTAATTTAGCAGCTAAGTAAATAACTCTAGCTACTCTTTTGTTATCAAATCCCAAAGTGATTTTAGGATCCAAACAAGTTTTGATAATTCCCGCTTGAATATCTTTTACGCCCAGTCCAGTAGGATCTAAAATCTGTTTCATATCCATGGTCATTAAAAGAGCATTACAAGTAAAATCTCTACTATATAATTCCATTTGCATCTCGGTCGGATCTGCAATTCCTTTATCTTTGAGAATCTCATTGATTCCAGGAATTCTAAAATTACTGGAAAAATCTAACTTTAAGCCTCCCAACATTACTCTGGCATGTCCGTCGGGCATAACAAAATAACTTGTATTATTAGACCTGAATTTTATAGCTATCTCTTTAGCCAGATAATGAATTCCTTGATCGCCGGTAGTTAAATCGATATCGTTGATATCATTAGTTCTTTTTAATACCCTATCTCTTGGCACACCACCGCACACATAAGGAGTTGAAATTCCTTTGTCGTCAGCTACTTTATCAATGGCTGCTAAGAGTTGGCTCAGTCTCATTTAGATTATCCAGTT